AGCTTCCACCTTGGCAGGCTGGCCTTCCTTATTGGCTTCCCTAGCTACCTGGACAGAAGCAGCCACCCTGTGATCAGCTTTGTCTAGCTTGTCACCAAAGACCTGGGTGGTCTGCTCACCTGGTTCAGCCTGGGGTGTTGGCAGATCTTCCTTGGGCTGGCAGGATTGGAACAAAGCCAGCAGGCCAATCAGTGCCAGGCGCATTGGCTTACTTCTTAGCAGCAGCCAGCACAGCCTTGGCCTTTTCTTCAGCAGCCTTTAGCTTGGTAATATTGTTTCGATAGACCAGGATGCCTGTGGCCGCGCCTAAGAGGTAACAGGTGACAGATGTGATGAGCAGGATCATAGAGATTATTTTAATTTAAGCTGGGCAATCTTTGCATCTACCTGGGCAAGAGTGCCCACATAGGAAAGGTATGCAGTGAAGTAGCGCACAGGCTTGGTGGCCGTTGCCTTCAGGATAATCTTGCTGCCATTGTGAAGCAGGATGGTCTGCCCCTGGCTGGCCGTAACATTGTAGGGCTGGCCGTCACTGCCAGGGATGATAGGATTGGAAGGCATAGGATTAAGGATAATTGATGGGGATTGTGCCCTTGATGCCGTTAAACTTTATATAGATGTAAACATCAGCAGGGAAGGTGTCATATGTGGTGGTATATGTCCAATCTGCTGTGGTAGAAACAGAACCCTTTGCATCCTGTGAAATTGAACCATCAGCATTTTCCACATAGACTGTAGCAGCACTAGCAATGTATGCGCTGACAGGCTTAAAAGTTATAGTCCATTCACCAGGTGATGGAGAAGTGCCTGTGAACACACTGCCTTTGACATTTGCTATGGCAAATATGTCACCGAAATTTGCACCAGCCACAGGTGCAGTGGTGATCACTGTGCTGTCAGGGAAGGTTACACCTGTGGTGCTGATAGACAGAGTGCTGCCACCACCTGTAATTGTTACACCTGTGGGGGCAATCGATGTATTGTAAGAAGATCCAGAAACAGAAACTTCATCATAAGCAATGAAAGCGTTTTGGGTGTTGTCACCTGTCATCTGCACACCAAAGCCCCAGCCAGCCACTTCACTGTCATAGGTGGCATCAGCAATCTGCAATGTGCTGTCTAAAATGATTGGCTGGAAAGCCCCACTATACCAATTGCCCAAGTGACCACCCTGCCAATTAAGCTCATACCCCACAGCACAGATCAGGCTGATGCCATTGTAACCACCTGTGCTATTATCAAATGTGCCCTTGGTAATATTCTGCAAGCCTACTGCATCAAAGGTGATTGCACCTGTCATTGTGCCACCAGCCAGGGGAAGGAAAGAACCACCCCCGCCACCAGCAGCAATGGCTGCATCTGTTTCTGCAATGCTGTAAACATCCAGATTTGCGCGCGCAGTGACAACGCTGGTCACATCAGATAGGTCATTTGCCTGGCGCAGATAACGGCCATCACCTGTTGCCTCAGTCAGCACAGGATCAAGGGTGACTGCATTGACTGTGGTTTCATCTACCACAGATGAGCGCAGGGTGCAGGGGATTTGCAGGATGGTCTGGGTATCAGTGCCATCAGCAATCTCTACTTCCAGGGTGGTCTGGATGCTTTCAGCCCCATCAAGATAGCTGATTGCATTGGCCGTATTGATATCCAGATCACCTTCAAAGCCAGCAAAGGAAAGCAGGCCAGCACTGCCACCTGTCAGGCCACCAGCTCCTGGCTCAGCTGTAACAGTGATATCATAGGCATAAGCCCCCACCTGTTGCACACTGACCTTATCCAGCAGGGCATCTTTGCTCAGTGCGTTTTGCACTTCAAGGGCAGTGCTGCCCACAGCAATTGCTGATGTGCTTACATCTGTGCCTGTGTCTGCATCAAAGCCCAGGGTGAAAGTGCCAGCCTTAGGGTCAGGGCTGATGCTTGCGCGATAAGTGGCGCGCGCACCATCCCAGGCAGAAAGCACAGAAGTGCTGATTGTGCTTGGGGTGATGGCCGTGAAGCTTGTGGCCAGGGCAGCGACATTCTGCTGCAAATGCACCAGCACGATCTCAGGGGTGGTGGCATCACCTTCCTGCAGGACAGAAATGCCAACAGTGCTGAGGGGGATGAGCGCGCTGCCATCACCTGTGAAAGCACCCCTGCTGCCATTGTTGACAAATTTGATGGCATAATTGTCACCTGTCTTGCTGACTGTCACCCCACCAGCAGCTGTAATGCTGGCCAAAGCATTAAGGTCAGTTTGAAGATTTGCAGCTGTGACAGCATAGCTTTGATTTGATGTAGTATTCCCACCAAAGGTAAGGTGGAAATGGCCAGATGTAGGGCTGGCATCAATAGCACCAATGGCCACCTTGATCCCTGGAGTGCCAAGGCCAGCCACTTCCTGGCGGGGGTAAGTGCCCAGCCCTGTCTGCTCAATAAAGTAAATGCGCAGCTTGGCCATATCACCCAGGAAGAAGCTGGGATTGCTGATGGGGCTGGTGCTGCTGTAAGTGGCATAGGCCAGCCCAGCAGACACATCAATGAACAGGCTTTGGGTGGTAGGTAATGGCATCGGCTTCTAAAATTGCTGATAGGTCAATCAGTGGCATCTGGGGAAACAGACCTTAAGACCAGCCCACCAAATTGCACCCAGGTATCCAGGCCACCATTGATTTGATGTGTGACCACATTGGTGGGCAGAGTAGTGCCAGCCATCAAAGCTTCATAAGATGATTGAAGGGCTACCACCACAATGGGGATTTCACTGACTGTGGCAGCATTGACCTGGTAGCTGTAGCCAAAAGGCGCGCCAGGATCTGCCACCCATTGGGCTGTGCTGGTCAGCACTTCAAAGAACCCTGTATAAGTGCGGCCAATAAACCAGGGGTGATCTAGGAGCAGCATCTGATTTAGTGGCCACTCTGTCTGGTAAGGCACATACCCAGAAGGGGGTGTGGTGGGCACTGATCCAGGGATGCCAGGATTGCCTGAGGTATAGCCATTGATCCCATCATTGGGGGTAACATACCTAACACCTGGGGCATATTGTGGCTCATAGGCATAAAAGACCTGGCTGCAATTGCACCCCAGATACATCTCACCATTGGGCAAAGGGATGGGTGCAAACATCAAAGCAGCTGGAGTAGCTGCCAATGAGCTGCTTGCCCCCTGGCCTGTATAGCCATCACTGAAATAATTAGACGCGCTGCTGTAGGCATCAGCATCATAGCTGACCACAGGGGATTGGATGGCTGTGTGCAGTGGCCTTAATACCAGACGCATCCCATTGGTGGTGCTGGCTGGCTCATAAAGCGACCAGGTGCGGAAGCTTGCCCCATCCACTTCCACAGCTGGGCTGGCTGTGCCCCCTGTGTGCCTGTCATTCTTCTGATACACCAGGCCATTGAGCTGCACAATTGATGCGCTGGTGGCTGCTGGTGTGCCCCATACAGGTGGGCTTTCAGTCAGCCTGGCATAATACCCATTGGGATAATAATCAGACATTGAACCAATACCAATATGCCCCTGATGGGGATGTGGCTACCCTGGCAGTGATCAAGCTGGCGCGCACCAGCTGGCTGATCTGCAGGCTGTTGCCTGTCTTTGTCACTGAAGCAAGGGCAAGATGCCCCAGGCTGGCTGTGTCAGCTGGCAAGGTGGCAGCAAATAATATTTCAACAGTGGCTGGAAAGGGTGTGCCACTTGCCCTGGTAGCTTTCAGATAGATATACCCTGTGGCACTTACTGCCAGCTGTGGGATGGTAGCTGCATCAATGAAATTGCCCCCAATCGTTGGGATCACTTTGTTTACCGATCCAGGCTGCACAGACACAGCAGGGGCTGTGGCACTGATGGCATTGGTGTAAACCTCAAGGGCAGCGCGCTTCCTGCCTGGGGTGTCCACATTTAGGCTGTAGCCCTTGCTATCACTTGTGAAGGTGTAGCCCACACCTGGCTGCAGCTTGCTCATTAATTGTGTGTTTCGTAGATGAAGCTATGCCAGCCACCTGTGGCCACCCTGAAGGTAAAGCGCACTTTATACACATTGGCATAAAGCTCATAATTGCAGGATGTCAGCAGGCCATATCTGATGTGATAAGCACTGATGGGCTTAAGCACAGGGGGTATGATCATATCAGCTGCACCAGGGATTGTGTTGAATGTCTTGCCCACCATCTTCTGATTATTCAGCAGGATTTCCTTACTGTTTGTATAGTAAGTGCCTGAAAATTGTAGGTCTGGTGCAAGGTAGCTTTTCACCCCCACCAGGGCATTTGACAGCGCAGCTGCATTGGTAAGAGGGAAAGCCCTATCAGCAATATCCCAGCCCAGATCCTTAAGGGGTTTGCCTGATGTGCCAGCCTTGCCTGTGGCAAAGTTAGGATGCACTTCAATGGGCTGAGTGCTTAGGGCTGTATCACCAGACACCATCACCCTGGTCATCTGGCCTGCAGCCAGGCCAACATAATCAGCTGAGATCGTGGCCAGGTCATTATCATTGATTGAATAGGTGGCCTTATGGCAAAGCAGACGGCCATCCTTTGGGTGGGCTTCATTCTCCTTGGGCTTCTTTGACTCAGCAGAGTTAGCATCACAGATGAAGGTCAGCCTGGATGTGAGCAGGCCAAAGCCATCATTCTCAATTGTCCAGCCAGGCTGGAGCTGTGGGGTGGTGAGCTTATCACCCTGATATTTTTTGGCCATAGGTTAGACAGTGAACATTGATTGATTGGGATCTTTAGTGAAATCCACACCCTGCATTTTGCCAGATGCGATTTCCTCGCGCAGCTCCACCACTGCCTTGAGGATTTCCTTCTCGGTTTCAGCAATGCTTTTAAGGTATTCAGGAGCAGGATCAGATGGGATGAATTCACCAGCCATAGCACCCCCGATTTCTCGCAGGCTGGACACAGTAAGCTTGGCATTTTTGGCAGCTTCCTTGGCCTTATCATCCTTTACCTTCTGGGCTTCATCAAGATCCTGGGCTGTGCGCTTGGCATCATTCTTTGCAGCTGCTTCCTTATCCTTTTCCAGATCGGCCTGGCCTTTTGCAATGTCAGTCAAAGCCAAAGCCACAGCTTCTGCATTAAGCCTTTCCATTTCCAATTCAGTAAGGGCTGCAGCTGAGCCAGCACCAGCTGCAGATCTAGCCAGGGCTGCAGCTTCCCTGCGTTTCTTAAGGATGGCCAGCACTTCTTCTTGTGCCTTAAGGTCTTTTGCTGCAGATGCAGGGCTAAGCACAATGCCACCAGCTGTAGTGCCTTCAGCTGCTCTTTCACCAGCCCTAGCCAGCACTCCTGCCACTTCAGGATCACTACTTTCAAGGAAAATTCTTGTGGCTTCTGTCGCAGCAATTGCAGCCTGCTCCCTGTTCTTTGCCTGCTGCTCCCTGCGCTTCTTTTCCTCAATTAAAGTAATCTGATCCTGGCTGATGCCTGGATCTTCACCATACCCATTGGCAATCTGCTGTGCCTTGAGCAGCACAGGGATAAGGTCTGCAGCACTCTTGCCCAGCATTGTGGTGGCCAAGGCCATCCTGTCTGTGTTGGAAGATGCACCACCCATAGCAATGCCCATTGCTTCAATAACCTGGATGGGCTTAAGCATACCAGCTGCAATCTGCTCAGCTGAGAAGCCCAAGGCAGTCAGCATCTTTTCCTGCGCGCTGCCACTGATGGTGGCCTGATCAATGATGTCAGTGACCTCACTAAATAGCTTGGCCACCTTATTAACCCCAATGCCACTTGCCTCAGCTGCCTTGCTAAGCCTTAGAAATTCATCAGTGGCCACACCAATATCTGCAGCCTTATCTGAAATCCCTGTGTAAGCTTCAATAGACTCAGAAACCTTCTTCTTCTGGGCTTCAATGGCTTCACCAATCATTGATATTCCTGTATGCACTAGGGTAAGTGGCGCAGCAAAAGACAAGAAGCCTTTGGCTAGGTCTGTGCCTAGGTTCTTAATCTTCTTTTGCACTGTCTCCACAGCCCTGGATGCCTGATCCCTGGCTGAAATTGTGAAAGAAAGGTCGTTACTCATTGTGCTTCTTGGCTTCTAATTCTGCCAGATGGTCAATCAATTCTTCATCATCTGTGGTGAGGATATCCAGCTTAGCCCCCTGCTGGATATTGAAGGCAGTGGCCAGCCATAGGGCTTTTGCCTCAGGCATATTGAGCGCATCACTGTAGCTCATCCCATTTCTGACCAGGGTGGCCAGGATGCTAAGCTGCCAGGGGATTGAGCTTTCCCCGCTGCTGGCTTTCTTTTCGTAAAACTTGGGATAAGATCCCTGCTGGTTTATGTGCTTAACGAAAGCCAGGGATGCCTCAGCCATCCTGGGCTTGGATAGGGTAAGCACTAAAGCCTTCCATTTGTCGGCCAGGGTAAAGCCATCAATGCTTTCATCTGCACAGATCTTGATGGCCAGCAGCAGATCTGTGGGAGTGAGCTCCTTATCCTGCGCCACATAGGGGCTGGCAATTCCCTCCAGAAAGATCCTGTGCTTTAGGCAGAAGGGCTTAAGCTTCTTGCCCAGGATGGATGTGCCTGAGGGGGTGAGGAAGGCACTGAAAAATCTAAGGTCTGCCATTACAGCAGACCTTAAGAAGCCCAGCCTGGAAGGTCAATCTGCCTTAAGCAGATGTGACCTTTTCGTATTGTGCAGCTGTAACACTGATGCGCATAAAGCCCTTGGCTTCCCCGCGCTCCTCAATCTGGGTGATGTGCCCACTAAACGCATACCCATTACCTGTGAAATCAATCTTAGTGCCAATTGTAACAGCATAGGCTGAAGGCACAAGACCTTCCACAGTCAGATTTTTGCGCTCATCTGAATAGCGTATTGCAATCACTTCACCTAGGGCATTTGTCACTTCATCAGCATTACCATAGCTAATGCTGGTGGTATAGCTTTGAACAGTTAAGCCTGTCACAGTGCCAGCTGTGCCATAAATGTGGGCTGTGCCCTGTGTCTTAATTGCCATTGGTATAGTGGTTTAATAATGCACCAAAGGTCAAACACACCATCAGGTGTTACTCAGGCAGATCAGCACATCAAAGGCCAGGGTGGTCATAAAGGCGCGCTCACCCCTGCCTTCATCCAGGCTGGTCTGCGTTACATCATAGCAGGTGGCATCATTGATGGTGACAAAGCTGGCCTTGATGGTGGCCAGGTCATTCATCAACCCCATCACATCCTGGGAAGCTTCCCTGTGGGTGGCAATGGTGTCATCATCAATGCTATTGAAGATGCCAATATTGACCTTGCACACATAATTGCCCAAGCCCTGGGAGATCTCACCAGGGTAGGCTGCACTCTCACAGCTCACAATAATGCTGGGCAGCTCAAGCTCAGTGGCTGCTTGGCCTTTAAAGATTGTATAACCAGCCAGGGCAGCTTCTGCATCAAGCACAGCAGCCAGGGCATCTTCAGTGATATTCAGTGGGGATTTGGATGGCATAAAGTGTTAGGTAGGTGATCTGCCTGTGTTGGCTTTCTCAATAGCAATCCGCATAAAATGACGCATCCTAGCAGACATTTTTCCAGCGCGCACACCAATCACAAAACGCCTAGTGCCTGCGAGGTAGCCCACCCCAAAGATATTGCCCAGGTCATTGCGCACTGTCATATGCACATCATTGGCTGCTCCATTAAAGATATTAAGCCCCACAGATCCGTGGCCTGCAGGGTGACGGGAAACCCAGGTGGGCATCTTACGCAGGCCAAATTTCTTTTCCACCCCATTGATCTTAGGTGTGCCAATCTTATTAATGGCAGAAATCCAGCCTGCCTTCATAAAGCCTACCCTAAGCTGTCTGGTCTTAATGTATCTTTCAATAATCTGGATGGACGCAAAGTGGGGCTGCTCACCCTTCACCTGGCCTGTGATTGGATCTCGGCCACCATTCTTTCTGATGCGTCCTTTATACATCTTTCTGATGCGATCGTGGCGCGCCTTCAATGCACTGTCATTTTCAATGATGCCAATGCGTCTGCCACCAAATCTGCCAAATAGATTTTGGGCGCGTTTAAAGGCGCGCTCAGGGTTTGTATCCTGCCAGATCTTCATTGCCAGCCCCTGTGTCTTTGGTGGCTTGCCCATCCTCCACTTGGTAAATTTGGCCAAGCTATTCTTCTTTGACCCCATAGCTGAAGCCAGGGTTTTGCTATCCTCACCCACCACTGTCAGCACATCATTTGCAACAGCCCAATTGCCCCAATGCTCAGCAATCTTCTTATCACCCTTGCCACCTAGCTTGCCATTAAGTGGTGGGCTGAAATCAATGGCAGCGCGACAGGTCAAAGCCCCTTCCTCTTTTACCAGGTCAATGCTCATCTGTTTTGTGTAAGCACCAAAATCAGCATACACCTTTGTAAGCTGCGCGTGTAGGTTTCGATTAACTGTGATGATGATATCAGACATAGCTTATCTGGTATTTTCATCCACCACTGTCAGCTGCACCCAGGCAGATCCAGGCTTTCTGAAAGGCTTGCTGGTGATCCTGAAGATACGGCCAGCCCAGGTGAGCTTCTTGCCAAAGGCCATATCAGCTGAAGCAGCCAGGGCTGCAGCTGTGGCTGGGATCTTCACTGTGGTGCTGATCTGATCCATCAGGCCACCAGCATCCAGGGTAGGATTTAGGGTGGCATCAGATACCATAGCTGGGAAAGTGTTAGCCCCAATGGTCACTGTCTGCCCAGCTTCAGCTGTCATAGCTGTGGCATCAGCCAACATCATTG